AGCACGTCGCGGTTTGCGTTCAACTCAGCCATCAGCGCTTCGTCAAATGTCTTGAAGTTCCAAACATCCATCAGCGTTAAGGCCATAAACAGCGCTGCCTCCGATTCGTTTCGTACTTTACCCTACCGGATCGATGGCTGCGCGTCTGCTCCGTACATCTATTGCGCATACCGTACATTTGCCGTACAATACGAAAATTAACGTAACGTACAGGAGATTGCCATGGTGCCGAAAACAGAACGCCTGGAGCTGCGACTCGATAGCGATTTGATTGAGAAAGTGGACAATTGGCGCACAGAGCAGGATGACCTCCCTTCGCGGTCGGAGGCTATTCGTCGCCTTTTGGAGGGCGGGCTGACCGCAAAATCTCAGCGGGATTTTCGGCCGACTAATCCTGAAAAGCTGATGACGTGGATGCTCGCCCAAATTATGCGCAACCAGATTAGCGAGAGAAAGGACAAGAAGAACAACGATTACGACATGAAGGAAATCGGACTTATCGAAGAGGCTATTTATGGCGGGCATTTCTGGGCGCTCGATTGGGAGATGAGCAGCATCCTCCACCATCATGTGGATGACCCGAAGCGTGTAAGCCTTGTTGTAAATGTGATGGACATGTGGAACTTCATCGAGAGGGCTTACAAGGGCTTCGGAGCTATCGAGAAACAACGTCTTGTTGACGAGGTGGGATCATGGGCCGAAGATCCGGAATTTGCAGGCTTCGACGGCAACAATGAAAACGAGTATATGGGCATCGCACAGTTTCTGGTGCAGAAACTAAACCGTTTCGAGGAGTTCAAAGGCCGGTCAATGAACTCTCATTCCCCGACCGTCGCGCGCTACGGCAAGATGGCCACGTTATTCGCGACCATACGCCCGAACCTTATCGGCCGAGAACTTAGCGTTGATGAGGTGATTAAGCTCCTCAAGCGTGAGGTGGCATAGAGACAAGCTCCCGCTTAGTTCTCATCCGTCCGACCAAACCGGCGCGGCGTGAAGAATGCCGAGGGCGTGGCGGGTGTGCCCGGCGCGCTATTCGGTGCGACTTTGCCGCCGGCATCAGGAGAGCCGGACGAGCCGCCACTTTCACTCTTGCCGCCGCCCTCGTCTTCAGTCGCCGACTTGCCGTCATAGAGCCGCCCGGAAACGTCCACCTCAAAACCTGTTGTCTTTGTGTATTTTGAGCGCGCGGTCTTGATGATGTAGGGCACGCCGTCCAGTCCAGGGCGAACTTGCGCGAACAGAAGCGGCAAGCCGGCCTCAATGTCGGCATCGCCTAGCACCGTCACCGAAACCGCCCCCTCCCCGCGCGCAAGCTCTTTCGCCTTGGCGCGGGCCGCCTTGTCGGCTTCCGCCGGCGAGGAAAAGGCTTCGGGAATGCGATAAACGCTATCGCCATCGGCATCCGCTTCCGCCTCGATTTCGACCCGTTTCGCCTTGTCGGCATCCTGATAGTAGGAAACGACCTTGCTGTATTTCGTGCGGTCGTTGATATCGACTTTCAGCGTGCCGGTTTTGATGACGGACGGCGTGAGGATGATCGAACCAAGCGACGAGCCGGAAGCCGATAGACCAGAGCCGCGTCGGACGAACAGCAACCGCTTTTGCTTGATGGCGAACAACGCGTTATGCCGATCTGCCAACCTCCGCAGGAAATGGATATTCGTCTCGTCTTGCTGGCCTATCCAGTCGTAACGATGTTCTGCAAGATCGCCGTCCACGGCGGGCGACAACCCACTTTCGCCAGCAATCTCCGCAATGATGTCGCCGAGCTTGGCCTTATCCCAAGCCCGTTCTTGCCGTTCTTTCAGCTTACCGCTGCGAAGGTCCGCCGCCTTGCCGGAAATCGACATCTTATAGGGCAGGCAATCGAGGCTGATCTTGTCAGCCGTGAATTGCCCCTTTGACACGAGGTTATTGCCGTATCCCATTTTGACTGAGATCACGGCACCCTTGCGCGGCAAGGCAAGGAAATTCGGCGGGCCGTCGTTCAGCTCGATATCGACCGTATCGGACTTCAAACCCTCTTCATCCGTCACCGTGACGGAAATCAGCCGGTCATAGAATTGGCCCGCGACAGGAACGCCATCGACGGTAATTTCAACACGAGGATGCATGTTCAATCCCAAAGGCTCATCAGCCGACGTTCCGCGCTTACGCTCGGCATGTCAGGCATGAGAATTTCTGTGCCGAACGGCAAGACCGGACCGAGGCCAGCAAGCCCCGGATTGGCGGCAAGCACCGCCTCAACGACCCTAACCGTTCGTCCGTAGTGAGCGAGGCAGGCAAGATCGATCGTCTCGCCCTGCCGTGTTGTGTAGTTGGTCGCCATCTGATCACCGGAAAAGTTCGGAGAGGAAAGAGGTTGCGCTATCGACCATGCCGCCGGCGCTCGCCGCCGTCTCCGCCCGAATTCGCTTTAGCGAGATGACATAGGCATTGCGACGAGGCGCACCCTTCGCATCATGGAATGATTGGTCTTCCTCGACAGATTGCACCGTGAACACGCCACGAATGACGCCCTCCATTGCATCGCCGCTGACCAGCATCATTTCCGTGCCGGCCAATTGTGCGGCAATGATGCCGTCTAGCTGCGATTGCCCCCCGAATTCTTCGGGAAACAACACGCCCTGAATCGTCACTTCGTCGGACGTTGGTCCGGTCCATTGTTGCGGATTGAGGGTTTGGCCGACAGGTATCTCAACCCAAGGCGTGTTCACCTTGCGCTTGATCCCCTGATAGCCAAAGCCCAACGCCTCGAAGGCGTAGCCTCCGAGCATCATCGATGCTATTCCCGTCATGATATACCCTTGATTGAACATGAGGACCGAAAATGCTGGATGACGACGACGACCCCAGTGTGTCACTTATGATCCTGAGACTTGGGATGCTATTCGCCGTTGCTGCACTTGTCGGGTATCTTTTTTGGGAGATGTTCAGTGAGAGCGCCGCTCTCAGTCGGCTGTCGGCCGCGGCCAATATCTATCCTTACATAGATAGATGTGACGCCAACGGCCAATTGATTGCTATCGGACAACCCAATTGCGTCGATCTTAATCACTATCTGTTCGTTCACGGTTCCGTTGACAAAGCTTTTCGCAGAGCTTGCTCGGGTAAACCGGCGGCGGTTCTATCCTTTGAGAAGGGCAAGGTAGGTATCTTCGAGATCAACATCGTCGAAAAAATATTACAGTTTCGACGTCAGAACGGTGTAAATCCACCGTGTTAACCTGCAGTAACCCATTGAGCAGTTTTACATTTCGCCTCGCGCAAAAGTTGCCTGGAATGAGGATTTGCTCGGCGCATGCGCTGTCGATCTGGCATTAGTCGCTGAACTGAGAGTCCACCGCATTCTTTACGGCAGCTCCAATTTGATTGACGGTCGCGGCAGCCGCTGCCTGCGGATCTGCGACGCCAGAAATTGAAGCCTGCACATGAACCGTCACGTTCGGCGGTTGCTGGTTTACCACCCGAACATCTTGCGTGCCGCTCGGTCTCGTCATCTCAGCAATGGAAGCGGCGTCGATACGGGTTGCAGGTCGATCCTGCATATTCACGCCCATGTGCTCCCGGAAGCTGAACCCCTTGTCTGCCGCAGCACCGAACCATGTCTTCCGATCGTTCATGGTTGACCACCAATTGGAGAACGATTCTCCTATGCCCGGCGGTTCCCGGTATTTGTCGCCATACGTGCCTTGAAAGCCCTTGCGAATGCCGTACTCGCCCGCGTAACCAAGCAAAGCGGGAATACCTCCTTTTAACAGAGCGCTACCCCCAAACTTCCCGCCCTGCATGAGCCGCGTCAATAATGACGGCGGCGGAGTGTATCGCGTCCCTAGCCCTTGGACACCCGTAGGCGTGACCCGCGCGCCTTCCGGCAAGCTGTTCGGGTGCGGCACGGTTCCCCACGGACCTGATGTTCCGGGCTTCCCGCCGGGAATTCGAGGCGTACCGCCGTTGCCCGGAACTCCCCCCTTGCCCGCCTCAGGCAATGCCGGGGCTTTCTTTCCGGGCAGAACTAAGGAGGCGAGCGTTCCAACGCCCTTCAACATTGAAAATAACGTGCTAGCGCCGGACAGCAAAAACATCGCGCTCGCTAGCTTGCGGACAGTTCCAGCGAGAAAGGCGATGCCAGCCCCCCACATTACAAGTTTAAAGCCGTAGCCAGACATCTCCTCAAAGAACTTTGCGATTGGGTTTTCGCGGATTGCATCCGTCAACTCACGAACCGAACCACCCCACTCTTTCGCCTTCATGAAAAACCGGCCAAGGTTCTCGCCCGCGTTCGGGTCTACCGGCCCAAGCATCAGGTCGCTCATGTCATTGACCATCTCGCGAATACCGCCGTCGTAGCCAAAGCCTTGCGCAAAGCCCTTCGCCCCGGCCTTGATCTGATCGAAGATCGTCGCCCGACTTCCGAGCGTATCCAAAACATCGCTGATCGACTGCGCGCCTTCGCGGATCGTGGGCAACATACTGTCGCCAACCTCCGAAAAGATGTTTGAGACTTTGTTGCCCAAAAGCTCGAGCGTGTTGCCCGTGGTGCTGGCGCGCTGCTTATACTCGTTCATGGCAGAGCCGGCATACTTCGTCCGGTCGCTGACACTCGCAAGCGCATCGTCCAGCAGCTTGACATTGCCAAGCAGCGGAATGAACGCCTTCGCCTCGTCGCCGAAGAAATCCGAGACGATGGAAATCTGTTGATCCTTCGGAGCCTTGGCGATGGCGGCGAGAACCTTTTTCAGGGCGCCGGGCGCGTCCTTCTGCATCTGCTTGGCAATCTGCGGCAGGTCAAGCCCAAGCCTCTCAGCGGCGGCGCGCTGACTTTTCTTCGCCGATGCACCGCGCGTCAACGCCTTCGTCACGTTCTGCATCGCGGTCGCGGCAACTTCCGGTTCCGCGCCGGCTGCAATCATGGCGCTGCCGATGCCGGCAACCTGCTCTTTGGTGAAGCCGGCGATTTTGCCGAGCGCACCGACGCGCAGCATGAAATCCGTAATTTCAGACGCCTTGCTTGCCATGTTGTTCGATAGGTGATTCATGACATCTGCGAGGTCGCCGGTTTCGGCTACGGTCAAACCGAACTGTGTTTTCAGTTTAGCCAGGCTAGAACCGGCCTTTTCCGCCGTGATATCGAAAGCGATGCCGACACGGGACGCCATCTCGGCAAAGCCTTGCAAATCCTGTGTTGCGATGCCGGATTCGCCGGCAGCGGCATAGAGAGCTGCAATGTTGTTGGCGGACATCGGGATTTCACCGGACATGCGCCTGATATTGCGGCGCATGTTCTCGAACTGCTCGCTGGACGCATCGACCACCTTTTTGACATCGGCAAAGGCGGACTCGAACTTGATCGCCTCGCCTGCCGTTGCCCGCAAGCCCTCCCTCACACCAAGATAGCCAGCACCAAATGCGACGGCCTGTCCGACCATGCTACGGATGGGTGCGAAGGTCGCCCGCTGCTGCGCCCGAAGACCGTTCAGGGCGTTGGTGATATGCTTGGCGCGAGCCGTCACATCGTCCAGCAGCGAGACGCGCAGGGTGCTTTGAAGTGTAGTCATGATGTTCCCTCCATCGTATCGCGCAAGGCACGAGCCTTCTCGAAATAGGCGAGCAGTTTTTCAGGTGACCACCGCTCGATGACATCGAGCGGTGTGTGCGCGAAACGGGCGACGAACAGGGCGACCAAGCGCCAATCGTGCTGATTTATGCGTTTCCCAACAAATCCTTGGTTGCGTCGAGAATGCGTCGATAGTCGGCGGCGCAGATTTTCTTGAAGGCCGGTATAGGCACGTCGGAGATGGCAGAAAGTACGGCGACGTTCTGCGAAATCTCGCCCTTGAACTGATCGCCCGCCATGAAGTCGCCGACAGTCGCCTCTCGGAAAGTGAGATCGGAATAGGACGCCTCGTTGTGGGTGACGGGCTTGGAGAGAGTGAGTTTGACAACTTCGGTCATGATGAATCCTCATAGAAAATGGCCCGCTCAAAGCGGGCCGGTTGAAGGTGGATTGTGGGGGGAAGAGGTCCGGCCCTACAGCAGCAGGGCGTTGCGGATATCGCCGTATTGCGAGACGCCGCCGACCTTGAAATCAAAGTCGTCCATCTCGTAGATTTCCTCGCCGTCGATTTCGAGCTTGTAGTAATTCACATCGACAGCGTGGTCGTTTTCGGCGAGGTCGCCGGCCTTCCATGTGCCGTGATCGGGCTTGTACATCTTGCCTCGAATGGTCAGCACGGCGCTATGCGTGGTGCCATCTTCATCGACCAGTGCGCCCGTCACCATGAACGGCGTATCGACGCCCGGCTTGACGCCGTGCAGCTTCAAAATCTGCGGGTCGAGGCC